CACATAACCTAAACGATGTAACCATAAGTAATCCCATTACATTTGACTCATATCACATTAAACTGGATATGACTGCCCTTGATAATGATAATGATGATAGAAGTAATGATGTTGGATATCCAGCACTATATCTTAATAGAACAAAATCCGCAGGTGGATATAATATAAAAGCAACTCAAAACATGCCTTTCGAAATTATCACTCCAGTGGTTCAAAATGTCACTGTTCGCGGCACAAATCTAACAGGAGAGATCAGAACAATTACAAGTAAGAGTATAAGTGGAAATGAAATTCCATATGTTAATAATGGATTTGAAGTCATTGCTCTCAATGAACCCAATTACCTTGATAGCCCAAGAATGATCGCATCAAAAGTTAATGAGAATGCAAAACTTACTAATATTACTACTGGAGCAAAATCTCTTAATATGAAATTGCTAATGACTACAGTGGATAGTAGAGTTTCTCCTGTCATCGATGCAGAGAGAGTGAGTGTTATTCTTACATCAAATAGAGTAAATCAAGTTATTACAAACTATGCGACAGATGGTAGAGTAAATACAATTGATACTGATCCAACTGCATGTCAGTATGTTTCAAAAGAAATCACGTTGGAAAATTCTGCGTCCTCCATCAAAATTTTAGTGTCCGCGCATGTTAATTTAAATTCTGATCTAAGAGCATTCTATGCAATTGGAAATACCCCAGGATTTAATCCAATTTTTATTCCATTCCCTGGATTTTCTAATTTAAACACTAAAGGTCAAGTAATTGCACAACAAGATAATAATGGTGAATCTGACTTGTTTGTTCCAAAGACAAATACGTATGGATTCTCTAGCGATGAAATTAAATTCAAAGAATATGTATTTACAGCAGATCAACTTCCAGCATTTAGGTCTTATAGAATTAAATTATTGCTGACTTCAACGAGTCAAGTTTATATTCCAAGAATAAAAGATCTGAGAGTTATTTCTCTTGCTTAATATGGAAAACTATAACGTAAAGGGTCATGCTGATTTGGCAAGAGACCCCCATACAAACTCAATCATTAATGTCAATAGATTAGATTATGAGCAATATGTTTCTAGGAGGGCAATAAAAGAGAAAAAGAATCGACATATACAAACTATCGAGGATGAAGTCGCTAATATGAAAGATGATATTAATGAAATTAAATTTTTACTCAAGGAGTTACTCAATGGATCCAGATAAAATAGAGTTAGAAAATTTAAATAAAAGTTTTGAATATTTTAAATATGCTTTGGAAATAGACAATATTGATGATGTTGAGACTTTAAAAAATGTTGCAAAATCATACTATAAACTATATCTTAAACAACAAGAAGTTTTATTCAACTTGACTCCAGATTATGATTAGTTTAATCACTATATCATAAATATTTTTAAGAATAAAGGTATAAATGGCACAACCAGCAAGTAGAACAGAATTAATCAGTTATTGTAAAAGGCAACTGGGAGCCCCTGTGCTGGAAATAAATGTTGCCGATGAGCAGGTAGAAGATCTTGTTGATGATGCCCTTCAATATTTTTATGAGAGGCATTTTGATGGTGTAGGACAAGTTTTTTTAAAGTATCAAATAACTCAAGCAGACATTGATAGGGGAAGAGCTCCTGGAAACAATTCAACTGTTGGTATTGCGACAACAACAGCGACAGCAACTATCGTAGGAACTGCCACGACATTTTCATATAAAGAGAATAGTAACTTTTTGCAAGTTCCTCCTTCAGTCATTGGAGTTACTAAAATTTATCATTTTGATGGAACAAATACCACAACAAATAATATGTTTAGTATCAAATATCAGTTATTTTTAAATGATATTTACTATTTTGGATCAACTGAAATTTTAACATATGCAATGACAAAAAGTTATTTGGAAGACATTGATTTTCTTTTAACCACTCAAAAACAAATTAGATTTAATCAGAGACAAAACAGACTGTACTTGGATATTGATTGGGGTAGCGTAAAAGTTGATGATTATATAATTATTGATTGTTATCGCACATTAGACCCAAACGATTATAGTAGAGTTTGGAATGATCCTTTTTTAAAAAGATATTTAACTGCTTTGATTAAACGTCAGTGGGGTCAAAATTTAATTAAGTTCCAAGGAGTAAAATTACCTGGTGGAATTGAGTTAAATGGAAGACAGATTTATGATGATGCACAAAGAGAACTTGAGGCGATTGCAGAAAAAATGTCGTCTACTTATGAACTTCCTCCGCTTGATTTTATAGGATAATCAAATGTTAAATCCTTTTTTTCAGCAGGGTTCACTTACAGAACAGGGTTTAATACAAGATTTAATTAATGAACAACTCAGAATGTATGGGGTAGAAGTTCATTATCTACCCAGAAAATATCTTACAGAGAAAACAATTATAAAAGAGGTTATACAGTCATCCTTTGTGGACGCATATCCTATAGAGGCATATATCGAAAACTTTGATGGGTACGCTGACAATACGACAATTTTATCTAAATTTGGAATTCAACAGACACAAGAACTAACACTGACTATCTCTAGAGAGAGGTTTAAAACTTATATTTCTCCTTTAATTAAAGATAAATCAAATATTAAATTGTCTACCAGACCAAAAGAAGGTGATTTAATTTATTTTCCTTTAGGGGATAGATTATTTGAAATTAAATTTGTTGAACACGAAAAACCATTTTACCAACTTCAAAAAAACTATGTTTATACGCTCAAGTGTGAGTTGTTTAGATATGAGGATGAAGTTATTGATACTAATGTGGCAGAAATTGATGATATATTATTGGGAAGTAATGTAGATGGATTAACTGAGGATGGAATATCAACACTTCTTGGAGTTACTCAGACTTTAACTCTTGTTGGAGCAGGAGTCACAGCAACTGCAGTCGCAGGCATTGTGACCTCGGGTGGTATTAGATTAATCACTGTGACTAATAGAGGCGGTGGTTATACAAGCACTCCTAGAGTTGGTATCTCTTCTGCTCCAGCAGGGAAGGTAACTGGAGTGGCGACTGCTACGATGATATCTGGTATAGTCGTATGCACTGATAGCGCAAATCCAAATACACAATCTGTTCAGAGCGTTCAAATCATAAATCCAGGTGCTGGTTACACCGCAACACCAAAGATCAAGTTTATTGGAGGTGGTGGTTCTGGAGCAGCTGCTACAGCAATTTTAGGTGATGGAATAGTTGGTATTATTACTATCACTTCTGGTGGTAGCGGGTATTCTGCACCACCTACAATTACATTCGCAAATCAAATATTTACATCAGGACTTAATGCTGTGGCAGCAGCTGCTACAGCAGTTGTAAGTTCAGCAGGGACAATAACAGCGATTCGAATAACAAACGCAGGTTTGGCATACAGTAGCGCACCATCAATAATAATTGGACCTCCGACAGTATCTGGAGTTGGTACGTTCTCTGTAAATGAAATTGTTACAGGATCTATAAGTGGTGTCACTGCAAGGGTGAGATCTTGGAATTCAATCACCAGTATATTAGAAGTTGCAAATGTAACCGGTTCCTTCACGATACAAGAAAATATCGTTGGAACAGAATCTGGAGCTTCCTACAAACTAAGATTGATAGATACAAATCCAACAGAAGATGGATATGCAGATAATGCTAGTATCGAATCTGCAGCAGACGCGATTATTGATTTTTCAGAGCGTAATCCATTTGGAATTCCATAAATAGATTTTATTAGGATTAAGTATTTAATAATAGGAATTTAAAGATGTTTGAGTATTTTTACAACGAAATTTTGAGAAGGACTGTGATAGCCTTTGGAACTCTTTTTAATAATATTTCAATAAAGCACACTAACTCATCAAATCAGGTTGTAAGTGATTTAAAAGTTCCCCTAGCATATGGTCCAACTCAAAAGTTTTTAGCTAGATTAACTCAATCACCAGATCTTAATAAAGCAGTTGCTATGACATTGCCTAGAATGTCTTTTGAGTTTACTGGTTTGACCTACGATTCATCTAGAAAAGTAACAACTACTCAAACATTTACATCTAAAAGTGTCACAGATGGCAGTGTAACTAAAAAAGCATACATGCCAGTTCCATATAATATGCAGTTTGAACTTAGCATTATGTCTAAATTAAATGACGATGCACTGCAGATTATAGAACAGATCTTACCATATTTTCAACCATCATATAATTTAACAGTTGAACTCGTAGACGAAATAGATGAAAAAAGAGATATTCCAATTGTTTTAGAAAATGTCACGATGCAGGATGACTATGAAGGTGACTTCTCAACAAGAAGAGTTCTTCTTTATACATTAAGATTCACTGCAAAAACATTTC